ATGGCGGCGAAGGGCGCGGCGGGCGGCGGCGGGGCGGCGGGCGGCCGCGCCCCGCGCGGGGCGAGCGGCATGCGCCGGGCGGCCGACCTGGGGCCCGCGGACTGGGCGGCGATCGAGCGGGACTATGCCGACCCGGCGCAGAGCGTCCGCTCGATCGAGCGCCGCCACCGCGTCCATCACAAGGCGATCTATGCCCGCGCGAAGGCCGAGGGATGGCCGCCGCGCCGCGAGACGGAGCCGACGATCGGGCCGGAGCGCCGGCTGCACGCGCGGCTGCGCCGCCTGATCGAGCGCGCGCTGGACGAGGCCGAGCGGTCGGGCCTGGCGGCCGAGGAGGGCCGCGCCCTGGCCGGCCTGCTGGAGAAGCTGGTCCGGGTGGCGGGGCGGGTCGCCGAACTGGAGCGCAGGAGCGCCGCGGATGCCGGAAAGGGGGAAGGCCGGCGCCGCGCGCCGCTCGACGCCGCGGGCCGCGCCGCGGTCGAGGACTTCCTGGCGCGGCACGGCGTCGTCCTCGGGCCCGTCGCGGGATGGGGCGGGCGCGGGGCGCGCGCAGAGGACGCCCCCGCCGGCTGACCTGCACGATGCCGTGCTGGGCCGCGACCTGGCGGCGTTCGCGGTCAGGACGTTCGGCACGGTCGATCCCGGCACGCGCTATCTGAGGGCGCCGCACGCCTGGGCCATCGCGGAACGGCTGGAGGCCTGCGCGCGGGGCGAGACGACGCGGCTGATCGTGAACCTGCCGCCGCGCTCGATGAAGTCGATCCTGGTCTCGGTGGCGTGGCCGGCCTGGCTGATCGGGCGCGACCCCGCGACGCGGATCATGGCGGCCAGCTACTCCGAGCGGCTGGCGGTGAAGCACGCGCTGGATTTCCGCCTGGTGCTGGGCTCGGCCTGGTACCGGAGCCTGTTCCCCGGCGTGGCGCTGGCGCCCGACCAGAACGAGAAGCACAAGATCCAGACGACGGCGCGCGGGCACCGCATCGCCACCACGGTGGGCGGCACGGCGACTGGCGAGGGCGCCGACGTGCTGATCGTGGACGACCCGCACAACCCGCGGCAGGCGCTGAGCGAGGCGCAGCGGCGGGCGGCGCTGGACTGGTTCGACCAGACCTTCGCCACGCGGCTGAACGACAAGCGCAGGGGCGCCATCGTCGTGGCGATGCAGCGCCTGCACGTCGAGGACCTGACCGGCCACCTCCTGAAGAAGGGCGGCTGGGAGCATCTGTGCCTGCCGGCGGAGGCCGAGGCACCCGAGCGGCATCCGGTGGCGCCGGGGCGGTTCTTCGAGCGGGCGGCGGGCGAGCCCCTGCAGCCGGCGCGCGAGGGGCCGGCCGAGCTGGCCCGCGCGCGGCAGGAGCTGGGCAGCTATGCCTACGCCGCGCAGTACCAGCAGCGGCCGGTGCCGCTGGCCGGCGGCATGGTGCCGGTCGCCTGGTTCCGGCGCTATCGGGCGGCCCCGGCGGGGGCGCGCATCGTGCTGTCGTGGGACACGGCCTCGAAGGGCCGGGCGCACAACGACCCCTCGGCGTGCGGGGTGTGGGCCGAGACGGCGGCCGGGCACTTCCTGCTGGACGTGGTGCGCCGGCGCATGGACTACCCCGAGCTGCGCCGCTCGGCGCTTGCGCTGGCGGCGAAGTGGCGGCCGGCGGCGGTGCTGATCGAGGACCAGGCGAGCGGCCAGGCGCTGGCCCAGGACCTGGCGCGCGAGCCGGGCGTGCCGGTCATCGCGCTGCGCCCCGAGGGCGACAAGGCGACGCGCATGGCGCGGGTGAGCCCGACGATCGAGGCGGGCCGCGTGTTCCTGCCCGAGCGGGCGCCGTGGCTGGCCGACTACGAGGCCGAGCTGGCGAGCTTCCCCGAGGGGGCGCACGACGACCAGGCCGACATGACGAGCCAGTACCTGGCGTGGGCGCGGGCGCGCGCGACGGGGCCGCGGGTGCGGCGGCTCTAGGGCGCCCGGTTCCTGGCCCGCGCGTGCGGGGCGGGGACCGGGGCGGGCCCCCGCCGCGCCGCCATGCGCAGGGGTCGCCGAAGGGGCGCCGCCGTGGCCGCGCCACCCTGGCGGCCCGCGAGCGCGAGGGATGCGTCTGGCCGAGAGCTGCACAACCGGGGTTGAGGCATGGACCTGAGCGCAGCGTGGCGGGCGGTCGTGGGCGGGCGGCGCGGACGCGAGGGCAAGGCATCGGCGGCGGGCGCGCTGGTGAGCTATGCCAGCCTGGGGCAGCCGGTGTGGAGCCAGCGTCGCTTCGACCAGTTCGCCGAGGAAGGGTATCGCAAGAACGTCATCGCCTTCCGCTGCGTGACCGAGGTCGCGCGGGCGGTGGGCGGGGTTCCCTGGGCGCTCTTTTCCCGCCCGCGGCCCGCGGCCGACACGCCGACCCTGCGGGCCGCGGGCGATGGCGGCTGGCGCGAGCAGGAGGTGAGCGACCATCCGCTGCTGGACCTGCTGGCGCGACCCAATCCGCTGCAGGCGGGGCCGGCGCTGATCGAGGCAGCGGTGGCGCACCTGCTGGTGGCGGGCAACGCCTATGTCGAGGCGGTGGCGCCCAAGGGCAGGCCGCCGGTGGAGCTGTACGTCCTGCGCCCCGACCGCATGCGCATCGTGCCGGGGGCGACCGGGCTGCCGGCGGCCTACCGCTACACGGTGGACGGAAGGACGCGCGACTTCGCCGTGGACCAGGTGAGCGGGCGCTCGGCCATCCTGCACCTGAAGGCGTTCCACCCGCTGGACGACTGGTACGGCATGGCGGCGGTGGAGCCGGCGGCCTATGCCATCGACCAGCACAACCAGGCGGGCGCCTGGAACCAGGCCCTGCTGCAGAACGGTGCCAGGCCCTCGGGCGCCCTGGTGGTGCAGGGCGAGGGACGGCTGACCGACGAGCAGGTGGAGCGGCTGAAGCTGGACCTGGCCGAGCAGTTCACCGGCGCGCGCGGCGCGGGCCGGCCGCTGCTGCTGGAAGGCGGGCTGGCCTGGCAGGAGATGGCGCTTTCACCGCGCGACATGGACTTCGTGGCGACCAAGCACACCGCGGCGCGCGACATCGCGCTGGCCTTCGGCGTGCCGCCGCAGATGCTGGGCATCCCGGGCGACAACACCTATGCCAACCTGCGCGAGGCCAGGCTCGCCTTCTGGGAGCAGACGGTGATTCCGCTGGCGGGGATGCTGGCGGCCGAGCTGAACGCCTGGCTCGCCCCCCGCTTCGGCGAGGGGCTGCGCCTGGAGCCGGACCTCGACCAGGTGAGCGCCCTGGCGCTGGGCCGCGAGCGGCTGTGGGCCAAGGTTCAGCGGGCGGACTTCCTGACGCTGAACGAGAAGCGGGCGGCCTGCGGCTATGCGCCCGTGGCGGGCGGCGACACCCTGAACGGGCGCGGCGGCCCCGGCGCGGGGCCGGGCCCGGCCTGAGCCGGCCCGCCATCGGCCCGCGGCGCAGGGGCCAGGCCGGGGCACCGCGCGCCGCCCGCCGGGACGAGCGGCTGGAGAGATCAGACGGCACGCGGCGAAGCCGCGCCCGACAGCGGGACGCTGTCCACGACAACGACCGGAATGGTGGGAGCATGGACGCTGCGGGGCGGACGCCCGCGGGACGCGCGGGCGCGCGGGCGCGCGTGGCGGGATACGCGAGCCTGTTCGGGCTGCCCGACCTTTACCGCGACGTGGTGGCCAAGGGGGCGTTCCGCCGCTCGCTGGCCGCCCGCGGCGGCGCGGCCGGCGTGCGCATGCTGTGGCAGCACGACCCGCACGAGCCCATCGGCGTGTGGGAGCGCATCGTCGAGGACGCGCGCGGGCTGTACGTCGAGGGCCGGCTGGTCGAGGGCATCCTGCGCGCCGAGGAGGCGCGGCTGCTGCTGGCCGCCGGCGCGGTGGACGGGCTGTCCATCGGCTACAACACGGTGCGCGCCGAGCAGGACCCCGACACGGGGGGACGCCGGCTCGTCGAGCTCGACCTCTGGGAAGTGAGCCTGGTGACGTTCCCGGCCTGCCCCGGCGCCCGCGTGAGTGGCGGCGGCGGCACGGCGGAGGAGCGCGGGCTGGTGGCGAGCCTGGCGCGGGCGGCCGAGACGCTGGCGACCAGGGGGCGGCCGTGACGGCGCGGCGGCGGCAAGGGGGACACCCGAACGGGGACAAGGGGGAGGACGGGATGCAGGTGGGCGAGGTGAAGCAGGCGGTGGACGCGCTGGCGGCCGCCTTCGAGCAGTTCAAGCAGGCCAACGACGAGGCCCTGGCGCAGAAGCAGGACCGCGGCCAGGCCGACCCGCTGACCGCGGCCAAGGTCGACCGGCTGCAGGACGAGCTGGACCGGGTGAAGGCCGGCCTGGACCGCGCGCGGGCCAGCCTCAACCGCCCGGCCAAGGGGCGCGCCCGCGCGGGCGATGCGGACGCCCTGGAGCACAAGCGCGCCATGCTGCGCTATCTGCGCCGGGGCGACGAGGCGGCGCTGGCCCGCTTCGAGCAGAAGGCGCTGACCACGGGAAGCGACCCCGAGGGCGGCTTCCTGGTGACGCCGGCCATGAGCGAGCGGATCGTCAGGACGGTGTTCGAGACGAGCCCGGTGCGGTCGCTGGCCGCGGTGGAGTCGATCGGCGCGGACAGCCTGGAGCTGCTGGTCGACAAGGACGAGGCGGGCGCCGGATGGGTGGCCGAGAGCGAGGCGCGCGCCGAGACCGACGCGCCGGACCTGGCCAAGATCGTCATCCCGGTGCACGAGGTCTATGCCGAGCCGCGCGCCACGCAGCGCCTGATCGACGACGCGAGCGTGGACCTGGAGGCGTGGCTGGCCGCCAAGGTGGCCGAGAAGTTCGCCCGCGCCGAGGCGACCGCGTTCCTGACGGGCAACGGCGTGGGCCGGCCCAGGGGGCTGCTGACCTACCCGGCCGGCACGGCCTGGGGCCAGGTGGAGCAGATCAACTCGGGCGCGAGCGGCGCGGTGACGGCGGACGGCCTGGTCGACCTGCAGGGCTCGCTCAAGGACGCCTACGGGGCGGGGGCGGCGTGGCTGGCCAACCGCCTGGTGCTGCGCGACATCCGCAAGCTGAAGGACACGACCAACCAGTATCTGTGGCAGCCCGGCCTGGGCGGCGAGAAGCAGGAGACCCTGCTGGGCCGGCCGATCCTGGCCGCGGCCGACATGCCGACCGCGGCGCCGAACGCGCTGGCGGTGCTGTACGGCGACCTCAGGCGCGCCTACCAGATCGTGGACCGCGTCGGCATCCGCGTGCTGCGCGACCCCTTCACCGCCAAGCCCTACGTCAAGTTCTACACGACCAAGCGGGTGGGCGGCGACGTGGTGAACTTCGAGGCCGTGAAGATCCTCAAGCTGGCGTAGGGAGAGTTTGTTACGCCCGCGACCTTCAGCCGCCACACCAACCCTGAAGGTCGCGGGCGACTGAGTTGAACGGCGCGGTACCCGGTTGGGGCGGTGCCGTGTGCCCCTTCATCCATCCAACGAGGGACCATCCATGCGGGATCTCCATCACGGGATCACGGTCAAGCGGGCGCTGAGCCCGGTGTCGGTCGCCGACAACACGGCGCAGGTGTCGCAGATCGTCGACCTGCAGGGCTATCGGGCGTGCGAGTTCGTGATCGCCACGGGCGCGATCGCCGACGCGGACGCCACCTTCGCGGTGCTGGTCGAGCACGGCGACGCCGCCAACCTGTCGGACGCGGCGGCGGTGCCCGACGACGACCTGCTGGGCACCGAGGCGGCGGCGGGCTTCCAGTTCGACGACGACAACGAGGTGCGCAAGATCGGCTATCGCGGCGGCAAGCGCTATGTGCGGCTGACCATCACGCCCAGCGGCAACGCCGCGGCCGCGCTGCTGGCGGCGGTGGCGATCCTGGGCGCGTCCGGCCGCCGGCCGGCCGACCAGCCGCAGGCGTAAGGTGAGGACGTTCCTCGCGCCCCGATCCGCGGGCCGCGCCGCGCCGCAGGGCGCGCTCGCGCGCGGTGCCGACCCCGGCCGATCGGGCCGATCGGAGCCGGGCGGGCCCGCCGTCGCGCGGCAGGCGGCGGTGGAGGCGCGGCGGCCGGCGGCGGCCTCGGCGGCGATGCGCGAGCCGGCGCCCTCGCGCCGCGCGGCGGCGGCGGGCGCGCCCGCCACCAAGGCGCAGCAGCCGGAGCGCGGCTGAGATGGCGGCGGGGGATCTCGCCTACGGCACGCGCACGGCGCTGGCCAACGTGGCCCGGCTGCATGCCGACGCCAGCGGCGTGGCGACGGCCTTCGGCGAGATCGACAACACGGGCGAGAAGGCCATCGACTGGCTGATCCGCCTGTGCGTGCCGATCAGCAGCAGCGCCACGGCGGGCACCTACGACCTCTACATGGTCGAGAGCCAGGACGGCGCCGAGTGGACCGACAACATCGACCCGGCCACCGACGCGGACTATGCCGACTTCGTGAAGGACGCCGTGTTCATCCGCGCCCTGCCCACGATCTACGACAACAGCCCGGCGGGCGCGCGCACCGAGGCGGAGTTCCACTTCCGCCTGGGCGACTACGTGAGTTTCCCCGCGCCCTATGTCGGCTTCGTCCTGGTGAACCGCAGCGGGCAGGCGATCCCGGCATCGGGCGCGGACGGCGACAGCATGAGCCTCAGGATCGCGGCGGGCTGAGGCGGCGTGGGCTTCCTGGTCCGCATCGGCAGGCGGGTGCAGCCGCTGGCCTATACCGGGTTCACGACCGCGGACTACCTGTCGCGGGCGGACACGGCGCTGGCCAACGAGCCGCTGACCTTCTTCGCCTGGGCGTTCTGCAAGGGCATCGGCAGCGGGGCGGCCAGCACGCTGGTCAACCTGGCCGACGGGGGCGGCGCCAACGGGCGCTTCAACATGGCGGTGGGGACGAGCGACCTGCTGGCGGCCTCGAAGGCGACGGACGGCGGCACGGTGGGATCGGCCTCGCTGGCGAGCCCCTTCCCCGCGCGGCGCTGGACGGCCTGCACGGCCGTGTTCCAGGCGGGCAACGCGCGGGCGGCCTGGATGGACGGCGAGAAGGCGACGAACGCGACGAACGTGGCCGCCGACCCCAGCGTGGACTTCCAGACCGTGGGCGCGCGCCGGCAGGCGAGCGTGACCTCGCCCTTCGCCGGGCACCTGGCGCTGCCCACGGTGTGGGCGGCGGCCCTGCCCGACGCGGCGGTGGCGCAGCTCGCCGGCGGCGCCGCGCCGTGGCTGGTGATGCCGGAGGCCATCGTGCGGGCGTGGTGGATGCTGCCGGGCTTCCCGCCCGGGCACGACTTCTCGGGCCTGGGCGCGCACCTGGCCATGACGGGCAGCCTGCGGCCGGGGCTGACGCCGCCGGTCAGGCTCTAGCGGCCCCGCATGCCGGCACGGCCTCCCTTCCGCCCGCGCCGCACCCTCTTCCTCAAGACGGGCGCGGCGACCAGCGCGCGCACCCTGGACGCGGCGGCGGCGGGCACGGCCGGCGCGGCGCGGCGCGCGGGCAAGGGGCTGGCCGCCGCGGCCGCGGGCGCCGCGGCGCTGGGCGTCCTCAAGGCGATGCCGCTGGCGCTGGCCGCCGCGGCCGGGGCGGGCGCCGCCCTGGCGCGGACGGCGGGCAAGCGCCTGGCGGCCGCCGCGCCCGCGGCGGCCCTGGCGCGGCGCGGCGTGGCCAAGGGGCTGGGCGCGGCGGCGGGCGGGGTGCTGGGCCTGCTGGCGCAGCTCGCGGGCGGCCCGGGCGCCGGGCCGGCGCGCTATGCGGCGGGCGATGCGGCGGCGAGCGGCTGGGCCGCGGCGGACGGGGCGGCGGCGGGCTATGCGGCCGGCGACGCGGCGGCCGGAACCTACGCCGCGGCGGACCGGGCGGCCGCCTGAGGCCGCGGCAAGCGGGGGAGGGGGGATGATCGCGAGCGGACGGGCCGGGGCGCTCTCGGCGGGGATCGACATCGTCGTGCTGCGCGCGGGCGGCGCGCGCGAGGACCTGGGCACGGTCAGCTTCTGGCACCGCAGCCCGTGGCGGCGCGCGGCCTACGTGGCGCGCCACCTGGGCGAGCGCGGGCGGCGGGGGATGGGCTGGCGCGCGGCCCGCGCCCTGCTGGCCGACCGCACGGGGGCGACGGTCTTCACCCATGCCGGCAAGGCGGTGGTGACCGACCGCGTGAAGGGGGCGGGCGGCGCCGAGCCCAGCCGCATCGGCTGGGGCACCGGGGCGGGCACGGCGGCGGCGGGCGACACGGCGCTGTTCGCCGAGAAGGACGTCGACCTGGCGGCGACCTCGGGCACGCGCACGGCCGGCACCTCCAGCCGCGAGACGACGGCCCAGGCCAACGACACCTACCGCGTGGTCGGCACCCGCACCGCCACGGGCGCGGGCACGGTGACGAACGCGGGGCTGTTCGACAGCGCGACCATCGGCGCGGGCGCCCTGCTGATGAAGGGCGACTTCGCGGGCGTGGGCCTGGCGAGCGGGGATTCGATCCAGTTCACCTTCAACCTGCAGTTCGTCTAGTCGCGCGCGCCGGCCGCCCCTGCGTGCGGCAGGCGATGGGAGGTTGTCATGACGATCAACGCCTATGTGCGGGGGCAGCAGGTGCGCGTGGCGGTGGCGATCAGCGACGCGGCCGGCGCGGCCGGGGATCCGGGCGGGCTGGCGGTGAAGGTGCGCACGCCCGCGGGCGCGGTCGCGACGAAGACCTACGGCGCGGACGCGGAGGTCGTCCGCGACGGGACCGGGGCCTATCACCTGGACGTGGACGCCGACGCCGAGGGGGACTGGCACTACCGCTGGGAGGGCTCGGGCGCGCGCAAGGGGGCGGGCGAGGGGCAGTTCCGGGTGGTGGCGGGCGTCTTCGGATGATCGGCGCCTTGACGCTGGTGACGCCGGCGGCGGAGCCGGCGGTGGGGCTGGGCGAGGCGAAGGCGCACCTGCGGGTGGACGGGCCCGAGGAGGACGCGGCCATCGAGACCATGCTGGCCGCCGCGATCGCCGCCTGCCGGGACTTCACCGGGCGCGAGCTGACCAGCCAGGCGTGGCGCTGGACGCTGGACGCCCTGCCCGGCGCGGCGGCGCTGCACGTGCCGCTGGCCCCGCTGGCGGCGGTGGCCGGCATCGTGACCTATGCCCTGGACGGCACGCCCGCGGCGCTGGCGCCGGAGGCGTACTTCGTGGACACGGCCTCGGTGCCCGGACGCATCGTGCCGCGCGCCGGCTGGCCGCGGCCGGGGCGGGCGGCCAACGGCGTGGAGATCACGTTCACCGCTGGCTATGGGCCGCGGGCGGCCGACGTGCCGGCTGGCCTGCGCCACGGCATCCTGCTGCTGACGGCCGAGCTGTTCGAGCGCCGCGGGCCGGGCGACGGGCCGGGCGCGGGCGAGCTGCCCGGGGCGGTGGCGGCCGCGTGGCGCGCCTGGCGGCGGCCCCGGCTGTGACGGCGGCGCCGGGGATCGGGCGGCTGCGCCACCGGGCGCGGCTGCAGGCACCCACGGGCAATGCCGACGGGGGCGGCGGCACGGCGGCCGGATGGGCCGACGTGGCGACGGTGTGGGCGGCGCTGGCGCCGCTGGCCGCGCGCGAGCGGCTGCAGGCCGAGCAGGTGGCGGCCCGCGCCACGCACCGCGCGACGATCCGCTGGCGCGCCGGCGTGACCGCTGCCATGCGCCTGGTGGTGCAGGGGCGCGTGTTCGCCGTGCGCGGCGTCGCGGACCCCGACGGGCGGCGGCGGCGGCTGGAGATCCTGTGCGAGGAGGGCGCGGCGTGAGGCGCATCGCGGTGAGCGTGGACGCCGGGCCCGTCCGGGCGCGGCTGGCGCGCCTGGCGGGCGACGCGGAGCGCGAGGCCGCCCTGGCCGTGGCGCGCGAGGCGGGGGCGCTGGCGGATGCGGCGCGGGCCCTGGCGCCGGTGGCGGGCGGAACGCTGCGGCGCTCGATCGCGGCGCGCGCGGCGGAGGGCGGGCTGGGCGCGGTGGTGGGATCGGACGCGGCGCACGCGCCCTTCGTGGAGCTGGGCACGGCCCGACAGCCCGAACGGCCCTTCCTGGGGCCGGCGTGGCAGGCGGCGCGCGCGGCGGTGCGGGCGAGCCTGGCGGCGGCCGTGCTGCGCGCGGCGCGCTGAAGGCAGGGACGCCATGACGGGCGCGGATGCGGCGTGGCCGCTGCAGCAGGCGATCCATGCGGCGCTGAGCGGGGACGCCGCGCTGATGGCCCTGGTGACGGGGGTGTTCGACCACGTGCCGCCCGGCCAGCCCTTCCCCTACCTGACGATGGGCGCGATCGGCACCGCGGCGTGGTCGGGCAAGACCTTCGCGGGCGGCGAGCACGCGCTGGCGCTGCACGCCTGGTCGTGCGGGCGCGGCCGGGCCGAGGCGCGCGCCATCCTGGCGCGGGCGGCGGCGGTGCTGGAACTGCTGGATGGAGAGGGGCCGGCGCTGGGCGCGTCGGGGCACGTGCTGGTGGGCCTGCGCTTCCTGGGCGCGGACGTGGTCCTGGACGAGGACGGCGCGACGTACCACGGCGTGGCCCGGTTCAGGGCCGTCACCCAGGAAGCGTGAGCGGCAAGCGGCGGCGGCGCGTTCGCGGCTGAGGCGGCAGGGAGACAGGCATGGCGGCACAGAAGGGGCGGGCGTTCCTGCTGAAGCAGGGGACGGCGGCGGGCGGCACGACGCTGGCGGGGCTGCGCGCCACCAGCTTCCGCGTCAACCAGCAGCTGGTCGACGTGACCAACAAGGACAGCGCCAACCAGTGGCGCGAGCTGCTGGGCGGCGTGGGGCCGCGCAGCCTGAGCATCCAGGCGGAGGGCGTGTTCCAGGACGCGGCGGTGGAGGAGACGGTGAGGGGCTATGCCTTCGCCGGAACGGCCAACGCCTTCGGCCTGGTGTTCGAGAGCGGCGACCGCATCGACGGGTCGTTCGTGGTGGCGTCCTACGAGCGCTCGGGCGCGCACGACGGCGAGGAGCAGTACGCCCTGACCCTGGAGAGCGCGGGCGCGATCACCTTCACGGCGGCCTGATGCGGCTGGAGCTGACCCCGGCCGGCGTGCGCGCGCTGGAGGCGGCGAGCGGGCAGGGCGCGGCGGGGCTGGTGGCCGGCTTCGCGCGCGGCACCTGGCGGGCGACCGACGTGTGCGCGGCGCTGGCCCTGGCGGCGCGGGCGGCGCCAGACGACGTGGACCGGCTGGTGGCCGAGATCGGCCTGGCGCGGGCCGCGGCCATCGTGCTGGCCCTGCTGGAGCGGGCGCTGGCGGGGGCGGCCGGCGAGGCGGGAGCGCGAGAGGGGCGGGGCGGCCTGACGCGGGCGGAGTTCGAGGCGATGAAGGCGCGCTTCCCCGATGCGGACGGGACGGCGCCGTGA